AGGAAATTCCCCGAGCAACAAGTAGACTTTGTAGGTTAACAATGCTCATCAAGGTAAGTTCGCTTAGATACTGACTGTTGGGTTCTGAACCCAGATACTGTGCTCGCATAAAGATCTGTACTGGATCTGGCACTGCACCAAACACTCCTGTACCTAGAAAGCCGCCTGAATGATACCAAGCCATGTTGCCAATGTTGCAGCTGGCCACCCAATCGCCATCAGGGTTGTTATGTTGTGTACGCTGTAGTTCTTCGCTGACCGGAAAGTCAACTCGATTAATACCAGACCATAACACTACCACATGGTCATAGTGTTGTTGCGATAACTGATGCATTGCTCTGGCAGCAATTGCTTGATTGCCAGTGCCCGGGCTAGCTAGCACATGGTACTTTGCAGCGTTTATTCCCATGTCGCCGTTATATCGAGCTTGCAGCCTGGACATAAAGCTGCAACCAATCATCAGTGTTTGACCGTTAGCCAATTACAAAAGTCAATGGTTGTGAACCATCTACATACAGTTTGAGTTGTTCCAGTAGTGCATCCATCTGTGTTTGTGCTTCGCTTTTCATAGCTGCACCGTTTAGGCTACCGCCACCTTGTGGGCCGGCAATGGTGCTGAACTTTTCACGAGCTTCTCCGATGATCATTTTAGAAACAGCAACCATATAGTCACGGATCCATTGTCCAGTTTGGTGATCGGTCAACAACTGAATCTCAGGCTTGAGTTGATATGCCCAAAGCAGCACATTTTCCCCGGTGCCTTTTGGATCTCGTATGAGCTGTAATTTCTTGGTCACAGGATTCCAGGTATAGTTCATGAATCCGCCAAACATCTTGGCAGCTAGTTCCACATACTGTGAGTAGAAGTCATAGGTAGCAAGTCCACCAGCCACGTTGAAGTTCATGAGATACACGTTGATGCTGGCCTGTGCAAATGGATCAAAGTTTGAAGCAAACGGTCCTGTGGCATCACCAAATGTTCTGCGAAAAATCTGACGCACACTTGTGACTTCTTGCGGCAATGTGTAAATGTTTACGTCACGAATCAGCTCCATGAAAATGTAAGCTTCTTCATATGCTGCATTGCTTCGTTGGCGAAAAGTGCCAATGGTCTTTTGATATGCAGCCTCAAAGTGTGCAGGATCTAGTTCGAGATCAATGATCTGATTGCCCAGCAGCAGCCCCACATAATCAATAAGATCTTGCTTGAGCTGGGGTAATGTATTGTCGGCCATAAAGGAAACTCCGGTTCCTATATTTATTCAAGCTGCGCTATCACTCCAGGAAGCCACCGTGCAAAATCGCCGGGCCATTGTGCCCGCAATGCAGCCAGGCGCTGCTGATTGTGTTCTGCTGCTTGTTTGCATCTTGCTGCCAGCACAGCAGCATCAATCTGCTGGATTCTGTGATAATTAGACAGATTGGCTGAGATATAATTTGCTATTTTGTTACGGCCCGGCCAGTTATCTTGTACATATTGATCGTATGAATGGTCCACAATATCTGACATGACATCAAATCCCAGATCCACAACATGCTGCACTGCTCCTTGTGCTGCAAACACTGCCCAGGGTGCCGGCGTTACCAGAGCGCGGAATATCTTTTCACTGAATGTTATAGTGGTGTTGCCTGCATAGGTCTCAACCACCAGGTTCAAGTATGCATCAACCCCAGCTTGTTCAATACTAAAATTGTGAGTAAGCAAGGGCAAAGAATTTAATACAGCGTCCCAGTGTTGATCGTACACTCCTGTATAATACTCAGCCAATGGCTGCCAATGTTTTACAAAATTTTGTTGTAGATCCTGCACATTGTTGTTGGGTTCATAGGCATCTCTAGCGTTGAAATTGACAAGATCCTGCTGCTGTACCGCATCAAGGTCACCGCTTTGTGCAATCAGTTCAAACAGTATCAATTGTCTTTGTGAGTCAAGGCGATTCACTGACAAATGAAACCTGTGGGATGGTGTAAAATTTTGTAGTGCTGGTGTGTATCCAAACACTCCAAAATAACTAACAGGCACCCGAAGCACAGTGTATTGTGTATCACAAGTGATCAAGTTATCTGTTATCACAACTGTGTCAGCGTCAAACCATTTGCCAGGAGACGTTGATAAATTTGCGCCGCAGATGTTAAAATCGTCTGCCAAGCACACTATTACTGTTTTGTTGTTTCTGGTCCAGATCCTGCGACCTGGGTCTACTGTTGAGTACTCAAGATTAACTAGAATACTAGAAAAGAAATTGGCCAACACATGCTCATGCTGCATGCACTGGCTTTGTTCAAATACTTCGCCTTGTTGTGTTTGATAGAATCTATCCTGGAACACTGTTACAGACCCTTGCGTATAGGAAAAATTGTCTGCATTTCAGACTGTTCCGGACAAAATTTGCACTGTGCAATAGGCTGATCCAACTTGTTAAAAAATTCTTGATAATACTGATCAAAATTATCAACCCCCAATGACTTGTATGAATTCAGCAGCTCACGATCTGAATCAGAGATTTGTAAACTATGCTGTTGATCAAATTCTGACATCAAGGCCACTGGTCCACACTTGTACAGTCGGCCACGAATGTAGTGATACGACTTGAAGCGAGCAAACGCACAGGTATTGTGTGCTTGCACAGGGTCACTGTTGTGCAAATGAAATTGCTGCTGTGCTGGCCTGATAGCAGCAGCACCAAATTCGTTAACTGTGTATACGTTGATCATTACTCCATTGTTGTCAATGAAAAACCAATCTGAGTTCCAGTAGTTCCTGGAAGATCCTTTGGGAAATTCTTCAAAAGGCACAGGGAAAAATGCACGAACGTCAGCCAGCAATTGCTCTTGGTCAGCAATATTATGCAAACTCACACCAATATGGTTCATTGCTCCTGTGCGAGGAGATCTATACAGTAATTTTTCGTACAGTGACTTGGATTGATTGAATCGAGTGCCATTGGTCAACACTTGCACATCAATATCAAATATTCTGTTGATGCCTGTTATCCAGTCACCCAAGGTAGGATTTAAAAAAGGTTCACCGCCCATGATAGTGGCAGCGTTTAGTTGCACCAACTTGCCCCACTGTTCGTATTGAGCCTGGTAATCACTCCATCGTTGCCAGCCGCGGAAGTCGTGATTGTTAAATCTATTGCAACGATCACAAGTTAGATTACAAACATTGGTAATGTAAAAATCAACTTTGTTTGTAATATTGTGCATGGACTACTTACCAGGTCTTTAGCACCATCAAGTTTTCAGTTCCACGTCCGTTGAACCCTGTTTCAGTGGTGGTTAGATCTTTGTAGATCTTTCTAGCAGCCGGCTTGCCTGCGGCCTGCATGGCTTTGACAACTTCTGCGGGTTTGCGCACAGTCTTTTGCATGCTCTCCGACACACTGAATCCAATGATGGAATTGCTTTTTACAGTGAACGATCCTGCATGTGAGTCTGCCACAACGTGTATCAGCTTGCGCTTTTTGGTATCATACAGCCAGGCTTCTGTTTTTTCCACCAGGCTTGCGGCAGGCAATCCCTTGAGTTTGAGATCAGCAAATTCCATTGCAACCTTGAACTTGGCTGCACGTTTTTCTGGCGACACTGCTTTGACTGCACGTGGCTTGCGCTCAACCTTTTTAATCTGCACATATGCGCCGCAGTCGTTGATCACAGTTTCGCAAAACTTCAACACATTTCGTAGCTGAATCTTGCTGAGATATCCGTAGCCTTCTGCCAGTTGTGCGTCTTTGCCTTTGGCAACTTCTTCAAATTCAGCCTGCTTGCGTTTCCAAATATCAGACAAAGAACTTACCATTTGTGGTGCCACGTTCATGCCACGGATCAACATAATTGGCTTGTAGTCTGCACTCATTTTGGCGCCGGCCAAAATAAACTCATCAAACATGCCGTCCAGTTCACCGGCACACTCGCTTACTTTTTCACGCAGGCGATCCTGAATGGTCAGTCGTGCTATCACAGGTTCTGCGGACTCTGTTGAACCTTCTTGTTGTTTGACTGCAACCAGTTCTGCCAGCATGTTGTCTAGTTTGATTTGTTCATGATCAGACAGGTCAAGACCCACCATGCTCATTCGGCACAACCATCCGGCAGTTAGTCGAATGTCTGAATCGGACACACCTTTGAGAGCACGAACATCTGCTTTACGGCCATGCAGTTCCAGATAGTTCACAATCATGTCACGAGCATCTTTTTTGCCGTAAAAGTAATTGTACCAGGAAAAGGCAGCAGTCATTTGACTGGTCCTGTTGCTGATGGGCTGTTCGCGCCAGGTGGGTTCTGGTCCCATGACATTGGTGTCTGCACTGCGTGGATTCAGAGATTTTACGGGTTTATTTGCTACAGCAGATTTCACGGTGGCTCCTTTAATCATATCAGTAATTATAGCAGATTACCAAAATTTGGTCAAGTCAGTAGAAAGTACTACCAAAGTGGCATCTGACTCATTGCGGAATGTGATCCAGTACGGACGGTACCCATCTACCCGGCCATGCCCGAAGTAACTGTACCATAGATCATGCCGCTGCCAGCCGCCATCGCCCAATTTCTTCCTGGTTGCTGCTTCGTATGGTGTAGATTCAGTGTAGCTAGGAAATCTCAAGCCCACAGTGTGTCCGTGTTCTCGGAACTGGCGAAATCTGCGATTCAGTTTAACTACTTTCATACAGCTATTGTAGCACTTGTTCAATTATTGGTCAACCTGCCCATAAATACAACACTATGCCACGTCTAAGCCTATTCCGCCCCAACCGAACCCGAGATTACCAATTCTTGGACCGCACAATCAGTGAAATGTACACTGTGGGCGGACTGGACATGTTTGTCCACAAGTACATGGGTCCGCAAACTGGTGGCGAAGACTCTACTCTGAGCGGCAATGCCGACGCAACTCAGCCAGTATACGAAACTCTAAGTCCACTAAACATACAAGATCTGTTGCTGTTGGAAAACAGAGATCGTGTGTATGATCCAGACATCTATGTCATGCGTGGTGTGTACAACACACAGGATGTGGACTTTGACCTGACTCAATTTGGTTTGTTTTTGAACAACGATACCTTGTTTATTACATTTCATTACAATGACATGATTGATTCGTTTGGTCGCAAACTCATGAGTGGTGATGTAATTGAAGTTCCAAACTTGAAAGATTACAATCCATTAAATTCAGCATTGCCTGCTGCATTGCCTAAGTACTATGTGATTCAAGATGCTGCATATGCTAGTGAAGGTTTTTCTGTTACTTGGTTGCCGCACTTGTGGCGAGTCAAGGCAACGCCTCTCACTGATGCACAAGAGTACAATTCTATTACCAACAAACCATTTGTGAGTGAACAAATCTGGGACAATGGCAATTACTATCCTGCTGGAAGTATTGTGAACTACGGCAACACTTATTATCAGGCCAAGATCAACACTCCAGCTGACATAGCCATCAACAATACCACTTACTGGCAAGAGTACACACCGCCTACCATTGCAGATGTGCAAGGCACCCGCACCAAAGATGAAGAGATCAATGATGCTATTCTTACTCAAGCTGACGTTGAAGTGCCATTGAGTGGCTATGACACTACCAAATTCTACATTGTGCCAACACTGTTGAATGATCAACCTGCACTGGCTGAAGGCGCTAGCTTGACAGCAGACGAAACAACCACAGTGGACGGCACACAAGGCGGTCAAGCCACTAGTCCACGAGCCGAAGGCTACACTCTGGGCTACCTAACAGGCAGCGACGACATTGCACCCAATGGATTACCTGTTACTCCAGGTGTGGCATTCCCTCCCAATCCCGTGGCCGGGGCATATGTATTGAGATTGGACTACAAGCCCAATCGCTTGTTTAGATATGACGGCATCCGCTGGGTTAAAATTGATGACAGTGTGCGCACTGACCTCAACAACGGACCAGACAACAAAACATTGCGTTCCAGCTTTGTGAACAACACAGCTACAGTTAACACTACTGATCGTGGGCCTATGCCAAGTCGTCAGAGTCTCAGTGAACTGCTCAAACCCAGAGCCGACAACGGCGGTTAATCATTATGGCACAACAATTCTTTTATGACGAACAAATTCGTCGTTTCCTGTTACAGTTTACCAGGATAGTTTCAAACTTCCAAATTGAATACGGACGTGAAGCCAATTCTGATCAAGCGGCTCTTTTGCGTGTGCCTGTTCGCTACGGTGACGCTAGCCGTAATGCACAAACAATTATTCAGGAAAATTCTGCCAGCAGCATGCCCAGCACACCGCTGATGACATTTTATGTGTCTAGTCTGGACTATGATCGACCAAGAATGCAAGAACCTTACTTTGTGAGCAAGGTCAATGTTCGTCAACGCACCTACGATCAGGACACTGAGACCTACGAAACCACACAAGGCAACGCATTCACAATTGAACGGCTGATGCCTGTGCCTTACAAACTGGGTATCACCTTGGATATCTGGACCAGCAACACCAATCAAAAGATGCAGTTGTTGGAACAAATGCTTACCTTGTTCAACCCTAGCCTGGAAGTGCAATCCACTGACAATTATATTGACTGGACCAGCCTGAGTATAGTAGAATTAGACTCAGTACAATGGACATCAAGAACAATTCCCATGGGCACAGAAAATCCAATTGACATTGCCACTCTCAAATTCAGTCTTCCAATCTGGATCAGTTCACCTGCTAAGGTCAAGAAACTGGGTGTGATTGAGCGTGTGATTGCTAGCATGTATGATGCGCAAGGAGACCTACAAGATGCTGTGACCAACAATGATTTGCTGCTGGGCACCAGAGTCAAAGTCACGCCTTACAATTACAAAGTTGTGCTGATTGGTAATAAACTGCAATGCCTGCAAGAACGTGCCATTGTGGATCAGTCTAACAGCAGCCTCGTACCGCCTGACCTGGTATCTACCAGCAACTTGCAATGGCCAGCGGTGGTCAGTGTGTATGGTGTTTTGCGACCTGGCATTAGTCAAATCAGATTGGAACAGCCCGACGGCACTGAAGTGATTGGTACCATTGCCCTGGATCCCAACGATGAACGTTTTATGTTGTTTGATGCAGATCCTGATACCGTGCCTCAAAATACTCTAGCAGCAATTGACGCTGTGATCAATCCACAAGCCAGTGCTCCGCTAGACGGACTTGACAGTGCGCTGGAAGGACAACGATACCTACTGACTGAATCCACCGGCAGCGCTGACAATCAATACAATGCCACTGCCTGGGTTGGCGCCAATGGACGACCACTCATAGCAGAAGCCAATGACATCATTGAATATTCTGGCAACTACTGGCAAGTGGTGTTCAATGCCAACACCATGCCAGCAGGACAATATGTCACAAACTTGACCACAGGTCTTCAGTACTACTGGACTGGTGAAATGTGGATCAAAAGTTATCAAGGTATCTATCCTGGTGGCGAATGGAGCATTGTTCTTTGAAAGCGGTGGGAGTTTGGTTTAGATCAAAAAGTACAGGTCGTTACTTGTACTTGATTCGCAATGACAACAAAAATCCCGGTGCTTGGGGCTTGCCTGGTGGCAAAATAGAAACTGGCGAAACACTCTTGGGTGGCATGGAGCGTGAGTGTATTGAAGAACTTGGCAGTTTTCCCACCTACGAAAGACTCATACCTTTGGAAAAGTTCACTAGTGCTGACAGTGCATTTGAATATCACACCTGGGTTTGTGTGGTGGCCAATGAGTTTACCCCAGTGCTCAATCACGAGCACCTGGGCTGGGCCTGGATAGATGCTGGCACATGGCCTCGTCCCATGCATCCTGGACTGTGGAACACCGTGAACATTGAAGCGGTACAAAGCAAAATCCTGTTGCTTGAACAGGATTTTGCAACTCGTTAGGCCTGGCTTTCCTGGAACTGTACCTGAATCTCGCCGGTTGCATTGGCTGTCTGTAATGCAGTGATCTGAATTGCCAGCACTTCGGGACCGTTGGGATAAGTTCCTGTTCCTGGAACTGCACTAGTACCAATTTGTTTAACTGAGCTCAGGTCCAACAAACCAGAGTTTGTGGTTGAAATTGGAATAGCAAACAATCTTTCTCCTCCGGCCAATTCTGTTGTGACAGCGGCCACTGTCAGTGCCAGGTCGTTGGTGGTGCTTGAACCGCCTAGGCTATTACCAAGAATCTTCAAGGTATCTCCAACTGCATACCCTGTACCAGCGGCCTGCACAGTGATTTGTACAGTGCTGTTGGTATAAGTTGCGCCGGTGCTGGTAAGTTGCACAGTTAGGTTGGCGCCCGAACCCGAACTTGAAACATTAACCGGTGCCAAGTTTGCAAATGTTTTTGCGCTGCTGGACACAACTTTAACGCCACTCTTGGTAAAGCCACCAGTTGCGCCAAATGTAGAACTGGTCAAACCGCCGGTGGTTTCACTGGTATATCGAGGTGAAGTTGCAAACTCTGTAAAGCTAGGTTGGAATCCACCGGCCAAGTTGTTGAGCCCGGACCAGGATGTGTTGGCACTGTCAATGTTGTTGGGATTCAAAATACCTTCAATCAAGAAGCGACCAGCTGTGATGTTGATCACCATTTCGGTCAATGACAACTGAGCGCGGTTGATCAGGTCGCGATCACCCAGAGCGCCAATGATACTGTTTGACACACTGGGCGCAAGTCTCATGGCAAACACAGTTTGTTTGGCTCCAACTGTGGCAGGCAAACCGTAGTTGCTTCGGTTGAATGTAAACTGATAGCCTTGGTCGTTGTCAAAACTGCCGTCCATGATCACTGAACTACCCCAGTGGTTGACCACTGGAGTACATGTGTTAGATATCAAGATCACACCAGTATTGTCAGCATGGCTAGCAGCAGCGCTGGATGTAAAGCTACGACTTTGGCCTTCCACCCACTGGGTGAATGTTGCTGCTCGAGTGCATCCTGTTAGATTATTGCCTGATTTGCCTGAATATTTGATCACTTCAGAATCAATCATCACAAACACAGGATAAGTCACACTGGCAGCAGGATAGTCGGTGGCATCTCGCAGGCTAATTGTGGTAACTGCATCATTAATTGCACCGTCCAGGCTTGACACAGGAGTTTCGTTGATGGCTTCATATCGTGCAGGCAAGTTGCCCGAACGCATGTACGCTTCATTGTTGCGGTTGTTGTTGGGAATACGATGTCCCATTATGAAATCGCCATTTTGTCCGCGAACACCAAACTGAACATAGCCGGCACCGTACCAGCTGTATTCAACCATCAACATCTGCATTTTGCTTGCGTCAATGGTGTAACCGCTGACTCCAGTGCCATCCAGCGGATCAATGTTAAAATCGACTTGACGAATACGTTGTTCATTGCGCAAATTCATCTTCACACGATTTTGATTGTTTATGCCACGGAACGGTGGAATCACAGTCATACGATTCTGATTTAGCACAGACGTCACAGTGTGAGTCATTCCTCTGATCACTACCACGTCACCGTTGTTCAACTGATCCTGAAATCTGCATGTGCCGTCACCGGTCACAAGATTAGAACCTGCGCCCACACTGACCAGGCCGGCCACCTGGAATGTGCTGCTGCGTTGCACTACATTCAGGCTGATGCCATCTGCTTCCCAGAACAGGCCGTTTTGATCATCAAAAATACCAGCACGAATTGCACTTCCGTGCCAGTTGGTTATGTTCAAGCGTGGCTGAATTCCCAGTTCGGGGGTAACACTGCCCAGCGTTTCTTGTGCTTGTACCACAAAGCTGACGTCACTGGTAATACTGGTAACAATGTATCCAGAGTTGTCGTAGCCACTGGTAGTGATGCCTGAGATGGTCACTGTGGCCCCGGCATTGAGGCCGTGCTCAAAATCTGTTGTGACAGTGATATTGCTGTTGGCCACAGTTCCGTCAGCGGACAATGCAAATATGTCAAGCGTTGGCTTGAGCATGGTACCTGATGAAAACAAAATACCTTTACCAGACTGGTAACGAAAGTATTTCTTGGTCTGACGCACTGCGGTTGCGCCGCGTGTGGGCGAACCAGAACTCATGATAACACCACCGTCAAACGGTCTTGGCAAGAATGTTGCGTTTGACCGCACATTGATTATGCCTGCCAAGGAACCGCTGACCGCTGCACCTGTTTTGGCAGTGTAGGTAAATGTTGTTGTGCTGGGCACACTGATTAGAAAAAAGCTGCCTTCAGCATAGGACTGGTTGCTACCTGAACTTAGATTTACCAGTATAGGTGTGCCAGGCACTAGACCGTGGGCATATGTTGTGGTCACTGTGATGGTGCTGGGATTGCCGCCGTCACTGGTAATGGACGCAATGTCAAGGTCAGCACCGGTGTATGCAAATGCTTGACGAATACTGGTATCAGTCTGATTGAGTGGATATCCAGCGGCAAGATTTGGTCCACGACGAGGATAGTAACTAAAATTGTCAGTGTTGGCCTGACTCACAAAGTTGACACCTTCGGTGTTGGAGTTTTGTGTGTTGAGAGCAGTGACATAATCTCCAGCAGCAACACCTGATGCTTCAGCATTTACTGTGACTTCAGGTAGTGCGTTTGATCCACTGCTATAAAATACACCAGTCATGCGAATCACAGGAGATCCAGCGCCAGCAACTGACAGTGCAGTGGTGTTGAACTGTCCACGTGTGATAGTTTGCACGCCATTCACTGCTGTGCTGACAGCAGTCATATTAACCAGCTCCACGTTGCCGGACATTTTTTGTATGACTGAACCAATTTCCAATGTGTTTGCAGGTGTTGTGTTGTACCAACCACGGGTCAACTGTAATGTGGTGCCGTCTGTGACTTCAAACACTCGAGCCATTTCCAACGAACTGACTATGTGTACATCATTGCCGCTGGCAATATTGGCGCCTGCACCGTTGGTATTGTTGGTCTGACGAGTGACTGTTAGTGTGTTGACAGCCACGTTGGTCACTGCCATGGTTTCGTAAACTCCAGCAGTGTCTGTTTCTACAATTATGTATGAACCATCCACAATGCCTGCTGCACTGGTAAGAACCACTGTGGTAGTGGCTGTGCTGGTGATTGCCACAGCAGTAGTTGTGGTCACGCTGGCTGGACGCCCAATTAGCAACACATTGTCGTTGGCAGCAAATCCAGTGGTGCTGATCACAGGAAATGTGCGTTCTGCACTACTGTCAATGTTGGCAGTCACAGAGGATGTGACAAATGGAGTAGTATTGCCTTGTGTTTGACTTACTATCAAACCGTAACTGTTGGCTTGCCAGGTGGGAGTTCCTGGATTGCTTAGTCGAACTGATGTGTCTACGTTGCTGGTAATAACATCATCACCCGAGATCAAACTCACATATCCATCAGTGTTGTATGCAATGTCCAGACCAATGTCTTCGTAGAAATTGGGGATATTGTTGGTCAAAGCAACGTTTTGCCATTTGGTATTTTGCAAGCCGTATTCAAAGTCAGCGTCAATCAAGGATTCGGGATTTGATACTCGCGAACGACCAATGGCATCCAGACCAAATGACCAGGGGCGAGTTTCAATATCTTGACTTTCAACATACACACTGAGCTTGTCACTGCTGCTCATCAAACTGGTGTCAAACTCCAGGTTCAGGGTGGTCACACCAGCATAGGCATAAGGAAAGTCCACTGTACCGCCTTGCCCAGACCAAGACACTGTGCCACCTTGTGTTTGGCTACCAAAATTGTAGATGCTGATCTGATCTGTGGTATTGTAAATGGCCAAAAAGTCAGCTAGATTATAACGTCCAGGGACCTTGATAGTGCCCAAACCTGAAGTACCAGGTGCGAAGACGTATTCGTAAATTCTTTGTCGTGCCATTTTTATTAAACTCCAAATATGATTTGATTAGCTGTCAGTGTCGCTTGTGTGTTGTTACTGAATTTATCGTAACTGATAGTGCCCACTGCAATTTTGCTGTCGGTCACTGTGGCATCGCTTGGTGTACCGGTATACAAGGTGTCGCCAAAAATTAATCCAAAAAACGGTGTCAGTGCCACCGGAGGCGATGCAAAACTTATGGTTGCACCCGAAATACTAAAACCTATGCCTGGGTTCAGTATCACATTGTTCAAGCTGACCATCATGGCATACTCAGTGGGAGGCGTAAATGCCACTCCGTCCACAGTGATGTTAAACGTGCTGACAATCCCGTCAAAGGTCAGAGCATCCATTTTACGGTATTGTCCCGTTTGCGGTGTATTACCTAAATATGCCATTACATTCTTCCTACAACAATTTCAATGATGCCTTGACTGCCATCAAAGTTTTCCAATGCTTTGCCAATCACTGTGCCCATGGCAGGTGTAGCACAGGCCTGTGCATGACCGTTGCCTGCTGATACCATCATATCACCCTTGCGGACAGTGCCCACAACCAGTGCAGGCACTCGACCTGTCAAGGCCAAGGCAGCCACATGTTCAGCTTCGAGGGTGCTGTTCATCAAGTGTGCAGGATGAGTAGATACTATGCCCGCCACTCTTGAATCTGCTGACTCAGTTGACAAGGTGACTTCGTATGTGCCACCAAAACTCAACACAGTTCCCGGAGCGTAGTCAGCATCAGCTGAGTAATTTTCTGCCAAGTCAGCGTATTGTGCTGATGTTGCTTTGGCAAATACTGTGTTGAAAAACCCGCCAGTGGCACCAATGTTGCCAACACCGTTGCCGTTGGCGTTTGTGATGTTGCCCAGTGTGACTGTGGCTGTTCCAACTGTGAGGTTAGTATTGTTAGTACTAACTGTGCCCATCCCAACTATTATAAATTGAGAACCATCGTACCCAATGTATTTTGCATTTGTGTTTCCAAAATAGTAGTAACCTTGGGTCGGGGCGGCTGCTCTAGAAGTGGTTATATCGCTGCCTGTAATTGTACCACTGACTGTTAGTGTAGTCAGTGTACCAACACTGGTGATATTTCCCTGAGCTGCTGTGGTCACTGTACCAGCTGTGGTCGCGCTGGCCACAGTGCCAGTGACGTTGGCACCAGTAAGTGAGGTTAGTCCTGCACCTGATCCAAAATGGGTTGCAGTTATATTGCCGCCCACAAGATTGCCAGTACCCAGGGCAATACCAGCAGTGGTCACGTTGCCACTGACACTCAAACTTGTACCTGTTGCTGCGCCAATTACAGGAGTGACCAGAGTTGGAGTATTGGCAAATACCAGGTTACCTGTGCCGGTTTCGTCTGAAATAACACCGGCTAGTTGTGAACTTGTGGTGGCAGCAAATTGTGCCAGATTACCAGCAGTGGTAGCAATGCCAGTAACAGCGCCCGATGATCCGTTGACACTGGTTACACCAGTGTGCGTGTGATCTGCTCTGGCATATCTTGTGCTGGTTCCAACAGTGTTTGTTCCAATACTGGTTGGAGTAGTGGCACTGGCTTGACCAATTACATATGCTGTGGTGGCCAGTTGAGTGGTGTTGGTATCTGCTGCGGCAGTGGCCGCTGATGCATTGCCAGTAATTGCAATATTGCCGCCGCTGATGTTTCCAGTGGCGTTGACGTTGCCTGTGGCACTGACTCTTGCTGCCTGAACCAGTGTGGTAACAATTGCATTTCCAGTCAGCACGTTGGCAATACCGTTTGTGATATTGCCTGTTGAACTAACTAGACCTGCTGTGTTGATATTGCCGCCTGTGACGTTGCCTGTAGCAGACACATACTGTCCTGCTGTGATGAATCCGTTGGTCACAAGATTTCCACCAGTGACGGTGCCTGACGCTGATATAGTTCCTGCCGCAGCAATCACTACACCTGCGGTGATAATATTGCCGCCTGTGACATTGCCTGTGGCACTCACTGTGGTGCCAGTAAATGTGGTGGCTGATACAACATTGGCACCAGTGATGTTGCCACTTGCGCCTGACGTGCTAATATTGGCGCCGGTGATATTGCCTGCAACACTTAGGGCACTGCCGCCAGTGTTGGCAATTGTTACAGGAGTTGCAGCGTTAAATGTTGCTGAGCCTGCACCTAATGCGGCACCAATCCCAATGGTTGTGGTAGAACCTGCCCCACCGTTTTCACCAATACTGAGTGTTTTTGTGTTGGCAGATGCTGTGACACCGTTGCCAATAAAAATACCTTGATTCAGCGTTGACCGACCTACTTGTATAAATCCAGTTTGTGTTGCGCCACCAATTGTGGTTGTTCCTGTTGTTTGGCTGGTTCCAAGACCAATTGTGCCTGTTGTGGTACTAAAAGTAACTGCGCCAGTGGCACTTAATGTAGCACCTTGTATTAGTGCAGAGGTGATGATATTGCCACCAGTGACGTTGCCAGTCACACTGATCAAGCCAGTTACAAATTCTCCTGTTGTGTCAAATACTGCTATGTTAGAAACGCCGCCAACACTAACAGCAACATTACCGCCAGAACTAACCACACGAACATTACTGGTGCCACTTTGGATGCTGGTAGCATCAATGCCAGTAAGCTGACTACCGTTGCCCAGGAAGAAATTACCTGTAATATTACCTGTGGCACTGACTGTGGATCCCACAGTCAGTATGCCAGTTGTGTTAATATTGCCGCCAGTTACATTGCCTGCGGCAGTCACAATACCACCAGTGCCAATGTTTCCGCCAGTGATCAATCCGGCTGTGATCAAGTTTCCGCCAGTAATGTTGCTTGTTGCTGAAACTACACCTGCACTAATAACATTACCCATGCTGAGATTGCCAACAGTGCTGTTGATGTTGCCAACAGCAGTAAGCGATCCGTTGCTGATCAAATTACCACCAGTGATATTGCCACTAGCACTCAGCGTTGTTCCAGATGCTACTCCAGTAACTGCTATACCAGTGCTGGATATCACTGCAATTGTGGTATTGTTGACATTGGCAATAATATTGCCGTTGACACCAGCAAATGTTACTTTGCTGTTGCCACTAAAAATCTGACTTTGATCAGATGAAATACCTGACAACAAAGCGCCGTTGCCAAGAATGTAAGTGCCGTTAACGTTGCCTGTTGCACTTAGGTTGGCCAGTATCAAATCATTGTAGGCAAAACTAACGTTGCCTGTGTCCACTGTGGTGGTTGGTTCTGTCAGCAAGTTTCCAAACAGCTTGTACTTGCCATCTGTTACGTCTCTAAAGTAACCTGAATATCGAGTGTTAGCACCATCGTAGTACTGAGTAATCACACCTGAGTCGTAGGTGTCGCCTGGGTTGGCATTGGCCAAAAAGATAAACGGATCGTTCACGTCCAGACTGTCTGTGCCTGTTGTGGTAAAAGTTCCGTTGACGGTAAAGTCGCCCACACAGGTAATGTCGCCGCCAATATTCAAGTTGCCGACAATGCCGGCGCCACCATTTACTGTAAGAGCGCCTGTGGCAATATTTGCACTTTCAACTGTGCTTCCAACATTGATTTGGCCGCCAGTGTTGATGTTTCCGCCTACACCAATGCCGCCCACAGTGGTAATGGCACCAGTGGTAGAATTGGTTGAAGTTGCTGTGGCATTGAACAAGGCACGATTGGCCCCGCTCACTGTCACTGCCATGGTTTGTGCATTGGGCCAGTACACGCCAGTGTTGTTTGCTGCTAGACTATACACGCTTGGATTGCCAACTGATCCTGCATTGAACACTGTGGCTGTTAGGTCAAGTGTGTTTAAGGCACCACCGCGATAGGTAATTGCAACATTGTCACTGCCTACTCCGGGCGCCACTGTAAAAATAATAGTGGTATTGCCAGCAACATAATCCACACCTGGTACCTGTGCATTTGCACCAACAAAGACATCTAGGTCACTGGCCGATGCCACAGCACGACCCAGGGTATATTGCGTTACTGCACCATTACCGCTAAAAAACTGCGTACTTGTGTTCAGTAACGGTGTATTAGGGTTGATGCCAATATAGCTCATTAGGTGATTTCCATTATGCTTAAAATAGCATCAACACTGGATGCTGCGCTGCTTTGCACTCGAAGAGAGTCACCTGTGAGCAGCACAATCTTTTGATCGCCGCCAATTGGCACCAAACTTGCACCTGAACTGATGGGTGCATTGGTCACAACTGAAGTGTTGGCCGCACCATCATAGATGAATACGTTGGCAGTTATAGCGCTGCCAGATGTGTTGGTCACTGTAAGTCCAACAATCACAACAGTTGTGTTGGCAGCCACGGTATAGCTGCCTATAGCTGCTGCTGTGGTTCCAACTCCTCTGCTGAGTTTTCTTGTGAATGTATTTGCCATTTGTTTATCCTAATGCTATTGCCAGGGCAGTTGCGTCATCGACTGTGGCCAATGTCTGTCCGTTAATACTTATGCTAGTTGTACCTGTTATATTATTGGCAGTGATGTTGCCCGTGGTGTTGATATTTGAAGTAGAATTCAACACACTCAGCACATTGCCTGTTAAACTTAACCCCGCTGTATTGACATTGCCACCAATTACGTTGCCTGTTGCGCTTATTGTCAGTGCTTGTGCAATTCCGCTAGTTGTAACATTGCCACCAGTAATATTGCCAGTGGCTGTTATTAATCCACCTGTGCTGACATTACCACCAACAACGTTGCCTGTTGCACTTACTAATCCACCTGTATTGAGATTGCTACCTGTAATATTGCCAGTAGCTAAGATCAATCCGCCAGTTGTAACATTGCCACCTGCAACGTTGCCAGTAGCACTTACTACACCACCGGTATTAACATTGCCACCAATCACATTGCCTGTTGCACTTATTGTCAGTGCTTGTGCAATTCCGCCAGTGGTAATATTGCCGCCGTTGATATTGCCAATAGCTGAGATTGCACCAGCAGTTGTAACATTGCCACCTGCAATATTGCCGGTAGCACTAACTAGTCCACCTGTATTAACATTGCCACCTGCAATATTGCCGGTAGCTGTAACTAATCCACCTGTGCTGACATTGCCGCCAACAACGTTGCCAGTTGCACTTACTGTGGCTCCTTGTACCAAAGCAGCAGTAAGAATATTGCCGCCAGTAATATTAGCAGTTGCAACAATTTGTCCGCTTGAACTGATATTGCCGCCGGCAATGTTGGCAACACTAGTAATATTTCCACTTGCACTAATCAATCCAGACACGTTCAAGCTACCGCCATTGGCTGTGGAAACATTGCCACCTACTGTAAGGGCATTGGCAATATAATCATACACAATACCTGAGTCGCTGCCAATAACTCCGTTGAGATTAAACAATACCTGACTGTTGCTGCCTGTCAGTGCAATGTTGCCAACCAAGGTACCAACAAAGTTAGTGGCATTGACATTGCCAGTTGCGTTTAGATTACCAGTGGCGCTGACATCACCTGTTGCAAATATGTTGGCGCCGGCAATATTGCCCGTTGCAACTACCAGGCCACCTGTGGTAACATTTCCACCAGTAACGTTGCCAGTTGCTGTAACTAATCCACCTGTGATTATGTTCCCACCAGTTACATTGCCAGTAGCAGTTACAAAACCGCTTGAATTGACATTGGCTGTTTGTACGCCGCCAGTGGCAGTGATTGAGCCACCAGTCAACAAGTTACCGCCAGTGATATTACCAGTAGCGGTAATTAATCCAGCAGTACTAACATTACCACCTGTAATGGTGCCAGTAGCAGTGATCACGCCGCCTGTGGTCAAGTTGCCACCTGTGACATTTCCACTTGCACTTAAACTGGTACCTTGCACTATATCTTGACTGATTACGTTGCCACCAATGATATTACCAGTGGCCGAAACCAATGCACCTTGTACCAAAGCAGCAGTAAGAATATTACCGCCGGTAATGTTGCCAGTAGCAAACACAAATCCGCTATTGGTTATTAAATTGCCACCTACAACGTTGCCAGTCACAGCCACACTGCTCAAAGTGCCAACACTGGTGATATTAGGTTGTGCTGCCGTAGTCACTGTGGCAGCCGTGGTTGCACTACCTGCACTTGTTGCAAATGTAGCATTGGCCACTGTACCAGTGACGTTAGCACCGGTTATGGAGCTAAGTCCTGATCCATTGCCGTTGATGTTGCCGCCAGTGATGTTGCCAATAGCAGTGATCAATCCAGCAGTGTCTAAATTACCGCCAGTAACATTTCCACTTACACTTACTGAAGTCAAAATACCAACTGATGTGATGTTGGGTTGTGCATTTGTTGTCACTGTACCAGCTGTGGTAGCAGTGGCAGCAGTGGTTGCACTGCCAGCTGATGTAGCAAATGTGGCATTGGCCACAGTGCCTGTAACGTTGGCGCCAGTTAGTGATGTTAATCCTGCACCTGAACCAAAAAATGTGCTGTTTACATTGCCACCATTGATGTTGCCTGTAACATTTACTGATGTTAACGTGCCAACTGATGTGATGTTTGGCTGTGCATTTGTTGTTACTGTACCAGCTGTGGTTGCAGTAGTTGCACTAGTAGCAGTTGTTGCACTGCCAGCTGAAGTTGCAAATGTGGCATTGGCCACTGTACCAGTGACATTAGCACCAGTTAGTGCGCTAAGTCCAGATCCATTGCCGTTGATATTGGCGCCGGTAATGTTACCTGTAGCAGTTATCAATCCAGCAGTGGTAACGTTGCCGCCAATCACATTGGCTGTGGCACTGAGAGTGGTTGCCAAAATTACATTGGCACCAGAGATGTTTCCACCAGACCCTGAGGTAATAATGTTACCGCCAGTGACGTTGCCAGTGGCACTTACTTGTCCAGCTGTGTTAACATTACCACCTGCTACGTTGCCAGTTACGTTTAGCGCACTCACAACGTTTCCACTTAGACTCAACCCTGTGGCATTCAGGTTACCACCTGTAATATTACCAGTAGCAGCAATCAATCCAGCAGTGTTTAAATTTCCACCAATAACATTAGCAGTGGCACTGACTGTTGCACCCTGTATCAACGCAACACTAATAACATTACCACCCTGCACGTTTCCTGTTG